TGTTTGGGTTAAAAGGTATTTCTTTTGTCTTGATGAAGGGTACTCCCTTCTGATACCCGCGTGTCTTGTTGTTGACCTTTGGAATAAACTCAGTCTCTTCAATCCACGGGGGTTGGCTATCCATAAGCTCACGCTCAATCTCAAGCCTTCTTTCGTTTAGGACAACAAACAACTGCTCTGCCGCTCGTTCATCAAACGGAAAACCATCTTGCTCTTGTTGTACTAAGATTTTGTGGATGCCATGTTCTAACTTAATAGCATCCTGTGAGTAGTTCATTGCCTCAATCTTGAGGTATAGTTTCAAGTTCACAACAACGTCTTGCTTACAGTACGTGAGCATATCCTCACTAAACTCTGCCCAATCAGTCGTTTCTCCAAACTCTCCCTTGTACTCACCAATACGATATCCCCACGCCTTGAGGCTGTGTGAACCAATCTGTTTTGGTGGTAGTTTGCCACTACGGAATAGTTTGTAATCTCTGTCTCTTCTATCAGGCCAGATGAGGCGGGTAAGGACTAGAGTATCCATCCAGTTAACCGCGGTTAACTCAACGTCTGGATATAACTTTTGGAGAACAGGGATATCAAAAGATATAATGTTGTGGCCTATGAGAGTATCTGCACTTGCGAGGAACTTAACGCCCTCTCGACAGTCGTCACCAACGAAGACATATTCTTTGTCATCGTCTATGTTACGAGCGACAATGCAGTGAACTTTTGAGACTGTATCCAATAAACCATCTGTTTCGATGTCGAATACTAATCTCATTCATCTTCCTCTTCTGGTAATAGACAGAAAAGGTCTTTTGATAAATCAGCCAATGACTTTGCAATGGCCTGTATCTCTCTGAGGTCATCAGGATGGTCACTCAGATAAATCATTTTGATATCATCAAATAGGTCATCATAGCTGATGGTTGTAGAGACACCTTCGTCATCTCCAGCCATCATTAAAGTGACTTCCACACCATCGTGGGCAAGTTCGGTATGTACATCCATACCCATATTAAGTGTCGCCATTAAAACTCTCCTTTTTCTACTGGGAAGGGGTTAGCCTCATCATCAACATCTGGTATTTCCAACTCAGTCATCCGCCCCGTGTACTTGTCATACTCAAGGCTACAAGCCACGCCCGTTTCTCCTGTCCACCTGTTCTTCAACACGCGAACCTGAGTTACGTTTGCAAGCTCTGCATCTTGCTGGTCACGCTCACAACCAATCACAATATCGGATAGTTGTCCGATACCCGCACTTCCCCTCAGTTGTGACAAGTTCGTTTGTGCGCCGTTCTCGTGTCCTTTACCTTCAGGACGCTTCAAGTGACTCACTAGGACTAGGCCAATCTTAACTTCCTCAACGAGAGCGCGTAGCTTCGTCATGGTGTTATCAATCATCCGCCGCTCATCGCCATTTTCCATGCCGCTGACAACGATACTGATGTGGTCAAGAACAATAAATCCACAGCCGCACCCATTGGCTAGGTAACGTATCTTATCCATGAGGTTCTCGCTTTCGGTTGAACCCCAGTGGTCATAGAGATACACACGGCCTGTACCCAGAGTGGCATCAAACGCTTCCTTTAACTCCTCTTCCTTTGCGGTAGAGTTACCAAGGTGCAAGGGTTTGTTCATAGCAATAGACATCAAGCCCAAGGAAGTACGTTTCACAGACTCCTCAAGTGCTATGTAACCAATAGTTTCACCTTGTTGCAGAAGGAAGTGTGCAAACTCTCTACAGAGTTGGCTTTTTCCTATGCCCGAACCAGCCGTTACAGTCACAATTTCACCCTTACGTATTCCAAGGGTCTTTGCGTTCAGGCCATGGTAGGGGTACTCATAGGACTGTGTGTTGTCTTCTTTGGTGACAACATCCCACAGAGAGTCACCATTGATAATACCATCAGGGCGGTAATCCTTGGCGTCAAACATGGCATTGGTGATGTCCTTGGTCTTACCAGCTACCAACATCTCGTTGGCATCCTTTAAGGGCAAATGTGCAATCTTACACTTTCCTGACGGAAACAAGGTGGCACAATCCTTGGCGGCTTTTCTACCAGCATCGTCTGAGTCAAACATCAGAACAACGCTGTCAAACTTGTTGAGCCACTCAAGTGATTTCTGTAGAGCTTTTTTTGCTCCTTGTGACCCATTAGGTACGGAACACACAGGCCACGATGTACCTAAAACTTGGCTGACCGAGAGAGCATCAATCTCGCCTTCGGTAACAACTACCCGCTTACCCCCGTCAAGCCAGAGCCATTGACCGTAGAGGCCAATGTCATTGGTATCACCAATAAACAAGAAGTCTTTATTAGGAAACCGTAGCTTTTGGGCAACTAAATCCCCGTCACGGTTTTTATAGTTAGCTATCTGAACAGGCTTTCCTTTGAACTTACCTACCTGATAACCCCATTTCTTTACGGTTTCCGTGTTTATGTTTCGTTTGGCTAGTGCTTTGTATGAGCCGCCTTTGACTAAATCATGGTTCACTTTAATCTGTCTCCGCTCGTCCTGATTACTGTCTCCGTAGTGACCACATACAAAGCACCAACCGTGTCCATCATCGTAGACCGCAAAGCCATCGGATGACGGACAGGCTGGGCAAGATACGTGGGCTACGAAATTGCTTCCGTTGTGTTCCACCATTCCTCCACATCAAAAGATGGACAAGCCTTAGATGAGAACTGGTTATGACCTACGACTGCCGCATCGGGATACGGGAGCTTCATCTGCCAGACCAGCTTCTCAAGGGCTGACCATTGTTCATTTGTAAAGTTTGATTCAGGATTACCTTCTTCATCTATGCCACCGACCATACAGATGCCGATACTCTTGTCGTTATAACCACGACAGTGTGCGCCAACTTCTGATATTTCACGGCCTTCCTCGACTGTGCCATCACGGCAAACAACCCAGTGATAACCAATCTTCCGCCAACCTTTTTGACGATGCCACTTGTCGATATCCTTTGCAGTGATATCCATAGATGGCTTCGTGGCGGCACAGTGAATCATAATGTAATCTGTTTGTTGTCTTTCACTCATTGTAACCATTCCTTTGGGACTGTACCCTCTGCATACAGAAAGCCATGCTTCTCACACCATTCGATGCAAGTGAGCTTGCTTCCTTGAACACGACCACGGGCATTCTGAAAAACAAAGCGAACCTCAATATCAGGGCTTTGTGCTTTCAGGAGCTTATGCTTGCGCTGGTCAGCAGATTTGAAATATCCCTTTGCTTCGATGTAGACCCCAGAGGGCAATCGAAAGTCGGGTAGGTAGTTACGCTCGACAATGTAAGGTAGTCTGTAGGCTTCGTATTCGTAGTCTACACCTTGACTGTCTAAGTTGTTGGCAACAGTTTCTTCAAACTTACTTCTAAAAGTCTTCTTCTTCGTCTTCGCTATTGTCGAAGAACTCTTCGTTGTCTTCTTGGGCATTATCGCTACCATTATTATTATTGTTATCGTGCGTGTAGCCTTCTTCTTCACCAAAGCCGAAGTCGTTGGACTCATATTCAATCAGGTTAATTACCTGAACAGCCTTGAGGCGCAGAGATACACCAGCCCCAGACGATGGGACGTAGTAGAGGTTAGGTTCAAAGGCTACTTTGACCTCAGAACCGTTTGCCATGTTCACAGGCTCAATAATTGGAGTACCTTTGGCATCCACTACTGTTACCTTCATGTCCATTGGACCATTCTTTGTCTGAATTTTAGCCTTCTGCTTGAATTTGAACTCAAGCTGACCAGTGGGGTTGCCAGACTCATCCAGAACTTCACTGTAAGGCACGTTGGCTAACTTAATCTTCTTAGAAGGGTTTTCTGTCTTTGCTTTCTGGACTGACTCTTCACCCAGCGCATCAACTTTCTTCTGAAGATTGATTGCATCATCACCCATCAAGCGAAACTTGATTGAGTAATCACCTTCAGTATTAAACTGCGTGTCAGGCGTAAAGATGTGAGGCCAGTAGGCCAAGCCTTTGCTTGTACGTAAGGTTGCCATATTAATTCTGTCTCCTATGGTTAACCGTGGTTAAGTCAATACCCGCCTCAATAAGACGGGCTGTTACATCCACTGGAACTGCTAAGTCGCGGTGGATTAAAATCTTGTAAAATACAAGAAGAGCTTCGATATGTTTTTCCATAACTATAATGTCCATTAATGTGTAACACATACACTTTGGTAAGACTCAAGCAAAAAAGTATTTACTGTCTCTCACAAGGGAAAGATTTAGCTTACCTTTTTGCGGTGGGGTAGGCACTTCATCGACTACTTCAAGAGCGAAGCCTTTGAACTGCTCAAGGACATCATTCTGTTCGTACATACGCACGAAGGAAAGTCGTGTTTGCTCATACAACTTAGGTACGAGCGAGGCGTGGACGCCGTAACTATCGTGTACCATAGCGAAGTCAGATATACCAACATCCACGCAGTTGTTAATTGTGAATGTCATAGCCGCACTATCCAACGAGTGGATAAAGTTAGGGCTTGCTCCGTTCACTGCGCGGCGGCGGTCTGACTTCATATAGTTTTGCTCACGAACCTGTGGCTTGATAAGACTGTTATCAATGTGGGTTGTGATACGTCTGCTTCGTGTCTCTGGATACATCTGATGCACCAGAAAACCTGTTGGTGTCTCCCAGATAACTGGAAGGTTCTCTGCCGATACGATACTAGATATCTCTTGAAGCCAATCCATGACTGTTCGTGCGGCTGTAATCACCTTTGAGATACAAGCCCATACAATATCAGCAAGGTAGTGGCTTGGTTCAAACAGGTCATGCCCCCAAGGGGAATGCTTACCATCCTCTACACAGTCAGTTATATAGTCCTCAATGTACTGGCGGGTGCTATATATCTTACCACCGTATGGAACCACCATCACAGGCCGCTTGGTACACTTCCTAGTGACACCAAAGTCCAACCAATCACGAGCCATAGCATCGTGGGATTTACGGCTCTCAAGAACCTGATTTACCTCGTCAGCTACATCCTGATAAATGTCACGGGGTATTTCGCACGGTACAAGGTTGGTTGACTCCCCACCCTTCATGTCCAGATTTATAGCACTCAGGTGTTGCAGTCCGTTGTTAGACCCATCAAGGCTCACTGGTAGATGAGAGATACGACCGACAGCCGCTTGCCGCCATTCAAAGCAAAACGCGAGGAACATCCACGGGTCACTAGCCTTCGTCCACCACTTATTCTCGTAGGGGTCTTCAGCACACGCTTCGATAGAGTCAGTATTCTCATTGACCCACGTAGCACGGTCATCAAACGATACCTTGTCCTCACCAAAACAATTAGCACCATGGACAGCCAGCCAATAGATACCCTGTTCTGTCAGGGGTACACCCTCTGAAAACGTGAGTAATGCTTTTGCGTAGTCTGGGCCTTGTGGCGATAGAAAACTACTGACAACGTATTTACGACCTCTAAAGTCATTTTGCCAAACAAAGTAAAACGTATCAAAATCCTTGAACCTATCCGCCATAGACATAGTACGTACAAGCTGTAGGCGTTTACTGGTGAGCCTAGAGTTAGATTGGTGTACTCGCGCCGCGGCGTGTTTCCACTCCTTAAACATCACCTGTTCAGCCTCAGTCATCTCTGACTTTGGTTTGTTAGGAAACTGCGTTGGTGGCAGAGGTAACGGGTCACGCTGTGGCAAACCACCCCAGCTATCACCAGAATCCCATACTGTCTTCATTACTTCCAGTACAGGCTTGTTCACTGCCCACTTAGTCCTCTGTAGGGCGTTAATCGCTTTGTACTCCTCTGGCATCGCGTGATGCTCCATCTCCTCAAGGTAACGGCGGTTCACCGTCTTGATGAGCGGGAGAGGGCGAATGTGCCTCGTGTGATACCCACCATCAATAGGTGAAGTCCAATCACGCGGTGGTATGACACAAGGCATATAACGAGGCGCAAGTATCTCACCACGAGCGTTGATGTTATCAATCCACTCCATAGTCTTTTCCGTGGGTGTTAGATATAGAACCCGCTTGGTTCGACCAAAGGTATGTGTAGTTAACTCCACCAGACCAGTAGATTGAATGATAAGGTCAACCAACTTACAGCCAAGGTGCATCTTCTCTTGCTTGCTCCAAGGCTCATGGTCAATGAGTGCCTTCTTGTTCATCGTATGGATGATTGCATAGCGGCGGAAGTACCGATTGCTGGTACGCTTATTGACATCCTTTTGGATACGCCTGAACCAGTGAGGTTCTTTCTCCTCAAAGATTGAGAACTTAAACTGGTCTTCTAACATACCAGCTATCCCCATCGCACACTTAGTGAGCGTTTGGTTCTTGGATACAGAGTCAATCACACTCTTGAGCGATAAGTATGCAGAGACTTCAGGGTCAAGAAGGGACAATAGGTGTCCAGCGGACGATAGCCTACCAGCTTTCCCTGTGAAGGCTTCGTCAAGGAAATCTTCAATGCTCTTGGTTACAGAATCCACCGACTTCTTCATAGCAAGGATACCATAAAGGGTAGTTGACTCGTTGGTCTGCTCTACAGCCTTACTGACCTCAGACCTGTAATAATCAATACCTTTGGTCTGCATATCAGCTTCTAATTTTCTCTGAATATCTAAGAGATTTTCTTTCATCGTTACTCCTATAGGTAACTAGAGTTGACCCAGCGAGGGCTATAATGTCCATTAATTGTCACAACCGTCACAATACTTTGTGACAATGAAAAACGAGTCTTACGTAAGTGTAAGACCCGTCAGTATTTCAATGATATCTAAGAGTATTTGATACAGGCTATGGGATTGAAGCACATATACCAAAGTGTACGATTGTTACACGCGATTTTAAGTCTACTTTTTTTGGTACGGGCGGGGGGACTCGAACCCCCACGCCATTGAAAAGGCTCAGGATTTTAAGTCCTGTATGTCTACCAATTCCATCACGCCCGCTCCGTTTTGGTGCTTAATTGTCACGCATATTGTCACAATTTACTCAACAGATATATTATCTAATACACTTATGGCATTCACCATATTTGCATCATTAATCTTAGCATATCTCATTGTT